ATCTTGACCAAACCACGTGTTTTTCTCTGCCCAGCTGTTTGCTTTCGGATCTGGAGCAGGTGCTGGCTGCTGTGGTTGTTGGTATTGTTGAGGTTGCTGTTGAGGTATTTCTCTTTGTTGCTGAAATTGTTGTGCTTGATATTCAAGTTGTTCTTTTTGAATTTTAGCACGTTCAGCATTTAACGTTGCTTTAGCCAATGCACCTTGTGCTTCAGCTTGTATGTCAACATTGCCGTCCTCAATAGCTTTTTTTAATTTTAATTTAGCTTCTTCTATTTGAGCTAATGACTCAGACTCAAGACTAGACACATAGTTTTGATTTGTGTCAGCATAACGTTGTTCAAGATCATCTTTTGTTTCTTTAAGACCTTGAGCATATTTCATCGCCGCTTCTTCACGACGTTCTGATTCTCTGAGTTTTCCTACAAGCTTTGCTATTCGTTTTTGAACTTTATCGCTGTAGTCTTGTAATTCACCGTTGTCCGTTGGCCGTTGTTCCTGAACATCATTGCTGACATCAGATTCCTCAACTGCGTCATCGGCGACAACACTTTCTTCTGGTTGTTCTTCATTATCTTCTACTGGATTTACTTTTGATTCTTCTAGTTCAACATCAACGGCTTCTCCGCTAGTGTCGATATCGACAAGTTTATTGTCTTGTATTTTTTCTGCCTCTGGCATGGTTCTTGTTCTCCATGGTTAATTATTGCAAGATGACTTACATGTGTAAGATGTCAGTCGGATCCTGTATTATAGCAAGTATTTCGTCATCATTCAAGAGTCTTAAATCACCGCCGTCAATTTTTAATCTTGACCCCGCATAACGGGCAAAGATCACCCAATCACCCTTTTTGCACCACGGACCTTCAGGAAACTTGTTGGTATCGCCATACGCATCAGGGCCAGTGGCCACTACATAACCGCAAACGGTTGCTAATTGCTCTCTTTCTCGGGTTTGATCAGACAAAATAACGCCACCTTTTGTACGTTCAGCCCCTAAATATGGTAAAATTAGAATCCTCCAACCAGTGGGACGAGGTAGCTTTTCAGCAATATCGCTGTCAATATTATCAGGGTCCAAGTATTTAGATTCTCGCTGTCCATATATTTCCTCTACTTCCTTTTGTTTTTTCTCTAATTCAGCTACTGTTTTACCTTCTTCAGCAACTTTTATTTTTTCTTTTTTTCTGGCTTTCGCCATGTGCGTGGGCAATATTAAATCACTCATCGTTTTGTTCTCCTTGTTTCATTATGTCTTGTATTTCCCCTTCTATTTCTTCCAAAGCACGGAAACGACCCATCATTTTTGCATAGTCTGTAGATTCTTCTACCGTACCCTGCATAACATAGTCCGTTGTCTGCTGTTTTTTGTTGCGTATAATACGCAAAAGCTTTTCGCTTAAATATAATCCGTCCATTATTTCTTTATAAGTTAGATCTAATCGCTCTGTATTTCTCTAATATATCTGCTATCCCAGAATTTGCAACATCATTGTGGCCAATAATCATCATACCGCCATCCATTTTACTTTCTCTATCCATCAACGCAATGTTACCTAAATCGTAAGAACCGCTTTGAGCCATTTCACTTATTCTTTGCATAGCCTCTTCTTGTGTCATGCCCATTTCCATTAGACGATTAAGGACAGCACTTCCTTTAGAACTTAAACCAAACTCTTCCACAATTATATGCCCCCAAACGTATCACTTAGATTTTTAGTGATCTTCTCTGCTTTGTCCAACACTTTTTGTTCTGCGTCGTTCTCTAGTTTCTCTATGGCGATAGCCGAACGAATTGCAACAGCATCTTTTTGTTGATCAATCTTTTCTTTATCAGTTTGTTCTCGTGCTTCAGCTTTGTCTTTTTCAAGTGCAAGTTTAGCTCGAGCTTCTTTTTCTTTACGTTCGTTTTCTTCACTTCGAATGTCTAGTTCTTTTTGTTTTAAGTCAACAAGTGGATCATCTTGAGTTACGTTTAACATTTCATCCATGTCCTCAATGTACTCAGCTATTAACTGTGATTGACGAACAGCAATTAAATTTTGCATTTCTGCCATGATTTGTTGTTGCATCTGTTGCATCTCTTCTGGAGACGACCCTTGTGCTTGTTCCATTTGCTCCTGCATTGATTCTTGCATTGATTCTTGTATATCCTCTTGAGCTAGTAATGAGATGTGCTGCATAATATGTGCCTGTATATTTGACATGGCTTGTGGATTAGTTTTTGTAATTGCACTACCAAGCAACGCAATATGTGAAACAATATGTGCTTGATGGTCTTGTCCCGGAAATGCTTGCGCTGTCATGCCTGCCGTTAACTCTGCGTTCTCTAGCGCAGGATCTTTTGGCTGTGGTTGAGGTGGAGGCGGCATTAAAGCCTCAATGTTTTGTACGCCCATAGCTTCATACATTCTTCTGTATGCTTCAGGTAAACTGTGCATCTGTGGTGCAGCCTGTGCTAATTGTAATTGTTGTTGTGCTAGAGTCACACGTTGTGTCACTGAAAAAATGTTTGGGTCAGATACAGGTATTACATCAATCCGTGCATCAAAGTCTTGAGACATAATTGTTTGATCAGCACCAACAATTTGATAAGGGTAGTTTTGAGGTAATGTTGATGCAAATAGTTTTGCTAATAACTTAAACTCTTTTCCTTGAGCAGAATGCATTCTTTTGTGAATTGCTGACATAACTTTCATGCCTCTTTCAAGAAGAGCCATAGTCGTGCCAACAGGGTTTACTTCATTACCTTCACCAAGTTTCATGTCAGCGACAGCAGCAAATGATTTACCACTCTCAATAACAAAACCTAACAGTTGATATAATGTGCCAGACGGTTCTTTATATGGTAGTGGTACAAGTGAGCTTGCAATATCTCCTGCTGGAGCATCCACATCTCTAAACTCTCCGGGAACTAAAGGCTGATCGTCATCACGGATACGTAGGCCTCTTGCTTTGAAACCAGAGGGTAAGTTGGCGAGTGTGCCGGCGTCAATAAGTTGTCGTAGTATAGAGGTTGCAGACTTTGATAAACCACCAAGCATATGAATAAGACCAAAACCATAAAAGCCAAGGCCGGGTAAAAATTTGTAGTGAACAAAATATTGTTTTTTGTTTTTAAATTTATCTGCTTCATTCCAGTTTCTACGTATTGACAGTACAGTTGATGAACTTTCGTCAATAGTTACAATATAAGGTAAACTGATTCCACTTTCTTCGCCTGCCTCGTTGGCATCTTCGTATCCGGGTAAATCTAAATCGGTATGTATTTCTAAAATTGTATGTATATCATCTTTTGTATAAATTCTTTTCTTACCATCACTAGAGTCAATTTTTTCTTTTACTGTATCTGTGTCTGGGTCACCCGGCTCATCCAGTTCAACGTCTCTGTAAAAACCTGTTGCTTGATATTTACGTACGTCATTTGCTGCCATCTTAACAACATGAGTAATTCGCATACATGTCATTAGATCTGTTGCATCGTAAGGCACAACAAGATCTTGAGATGATACGAATTTAGAAACAGGTCTACCTAGTTTTTCGTCAAAGTAAACTTTACGGAACGCCGAACCTGACAATGGAAGATGAAATAACATTTGATCAAGTTCGGGCTCATATTCCTCCATGACATGGGAAAGCTGATAATTCATATATTCTTTTACACGTTTTGATTGTGCTTCAACTTGCGGATTGGTTGCACCCATAATTTGAGTTTTTACAGGGCCGCCTGCTGGAAATAATTCTTTGTATGATTGCGCTTGAAACTGTGTTACTGATTCTGCAAGTAGCGGATGTGTTACACCAGACGCACCGGGAAACGGATCGCTTCTATCTTCATATGACATGCCTAATAATCCTAAGCCTTCTGCATAGGTAGATGCCCATTCTGCTCTAGAATCATCGTCTGCTTCATAAGCTTCCATCAAATCATCTGATATTGAAGCTAAATCAGACTCGTCCATAAATTCAGCTAAATTAGAAGTATGCTCTTCTGCTACGGGAGCATCAGGACCAAAATTAATTGTAGCACCGCCGTCTTCGTCTAGTTCAGGGTCGCCATTTAATAATTCAACATCTTCGGGTAAAACATTTTCTGCTTCTAAATTAAACTTCATTTGTTCATTTAAAGGCATATCTTTTTCTATTGGCATATTTTTTTCCTATATAAACTGTTGTATTTCTTCTGGAGTGTAAAACTCTAAAAGGTCATTAATGCTATACATTGCTCCATCGTCGCCTTCAATCATTTTGTCGTCCATTTTATCCATATATTCGTAACCTATTTTATCGAGAACTACTTCGCTTGCATTTGCTTCTGTTGGTTCAAACAGAGCCATCATAGCTCCCGCAGGAGAGGCTTTTGCTAGCTTGTATACTGCGCCTAAAGCTCCGAGCCCCATTGCACTGTCCTTTAGTTTATTTGATGCCATTGGTTTAGCTACGTTTGCAAGACCAGAAACAACTCCTGCACCAGCATATCCTATACGTCCACCATCGGCCTCTAGTACTCGGCCTGTAATCTGAAATATCTCAGCATCGATGTGAGAA